CCCCGCAGTGCGATGTAGGCCGGTCTGCACCACCCTACTACGTTCTGGCTTGAGGCGAGACGCGCACAGAAGATGCAGGCGCAGGGGTAGGTCGCCAATGGGGAACCTGTAGCTTAGGCCGCAGCGGAGATGTTGGTTCCAGAGCCGTTGCAGACGCTGGCATCAGCGGAAAGTCTGGAAGTGGGAGCAGTTGCCTAGACTCCCATCCGAATAGGGAAACCTCACTTGGCTCCATATTTGGAATGTGCCTGAGTTCACTGCGGTGGACTTAGGCATGGTATTGCCGAAACGGTTTCCTACTTCCACCATTTTGGAAAATCATGACATACAGCGTAGGACAAGAACTCTGGTGGACACCCATCTACTTCAAGTGGGACACACCTCGCAAGGTTTCTGTTGTCAAGACTTACCGATGCGGCTCTGCTCTGTTGTCAAACCACCAGACGGTAAGTGACGAAGGTATAGCAGAGTGGGAAAACGGCAGAGTGCTAGGCAAAGTAGCAACACTGTAAAGAATCACAGTATTGCGCTCACCGCTGAGGCATGGCACCATCCCGCTGCCATTTCGGCAAACAGGAGATCACCATGAAAATGGTCGCTGCCACCCTCGCTCTGCTGTGGGCCACCGCTGCCCAGGCTAACTGCTCCACCTATACGGTGACGATCAACGGCAAAACCTACACCTGTACCGAGTGCTGTATGGGCACTGGACAGTTCCGTACCTGCAACACGACCTGCCGTTGACACTTTCGCGGCTTCGCTCCGTTGCTTCGGCGGCGGTGAACAGACTGGCCCAGTAGCGGAGCCCCACCCATGCGCGGAGATTATTACGGCAAACTGCAACTGGTGCATCAGCCATCTGAGACGAGGCGCATCTGGCATACCCGTAACGAAGAATTAGAACCAACCCCAGAATGGGGGCTATCATGCCTATATGAGCATGATCCATCCGAGTTGTTTGAAGACAGAGACTTCGTTCAAAAACTGCTGCTTAAAGCTAATCTGACACCGCGTGAAGAAAAGGTTGTCCACTTGTGTATTTTTGAGGACTACACGCTTGAGTCTGTTGCAGAAAAGTTTGATCGTTGGACGACAAGAGAGCGCATTCGCCAAATAAAAACTAGAGCGTTATACAAATTGCTCCGAGCTGCCAACACACTCAGATGACCACCGTAGTAAACATCACCCTCATCCAAGAGGGCGACAAAATTACCATCCGCTCAGACTCGATAGGCGAGGACGAACAAGTCCTGTCTGTCGGGCTGCAGATCATTAGCCACTTGAGCTACCTTGAGATGCAGCACCCCGAGCACTTCACTGTGGACATGCCCACCCTATCGATGGGCACCCACTAAATTTTGAGTGCTTTCAGGACTGACTGCCCCGTCCTGAAAAGACCTTCTCGCAGGTGGTGATCGTTGCAATCACCAAGCCGATCCGAGATCCAGTACGGCCAGCCAATCTCAATGGCTACCCTCTCGCCCGTACCAGACGCATCGTTGTCCGCGATGACGTATCCCCCAGGCAGCAGTGCGGCGATCTTCTGCATGTTTCCGGCTGAAAAGCAAACATGGATGGTGTACCTGCGCTTCCAATTCTTCAGGATCATCCGCAGGCTCAGGGCCGTGGCATAGCCTTCACACAGGAAGTGTGGTCCCTTGTTATCGATCACAAACTCCGCCTCGCCCGTGCGCTGCCCGCTGAGAAACTTCTTCTTGCCAGCGGTATCAATAAGCTGCACACCCACCAGACGGGGGCCGATCCGCATAGGGATCACCAGCAGATGCTCACCCTCGCGCACCCACACATTTCCAACCTCGTCAGGGAATCCTTTTGCCTTGAGGTAATCGTGTGATGCATACTGACATTGATGAAGTATCCAAGCGGCCTTTTTGGAGGCTTCGCTTTGCCTGCGTAAAGTGTCCTGCTCTGCGCGGTATGCCTGCTCGGCCAGGGCACGGCGGTCAATTTTGACGGGCTCATCGGGCTTCCAGACACTCACGCTAACTTCTGTGGCGTGGTTCTGAACGAACCCGTGATCGCCCATAAATTTAACGGCACCGTTTCTATGCTTGGGTTTGTCCTCCGTGGGATACCTGCGCCACAGACCAAGCGGCGGCATGTGCGGGATCAGGATTCCGTGGAGGCGGCAGAAGGTCAGGAAGTCCATGCTTCCACCTTATTGATACGCTCACCAATCCAACGTGCTACAGGTACAGCCCAGCTATTTCCTAGGGCTTTATATCGAGGGCCGTCAGGACATTCGCTGGCAGACTTTTTACGCCAAGGGATTGCGGTGTAGTTGTCGGGAAACCCTTGCAGGCGCTCACATTCAATCGGTGTTAGTCGGCGAACTTGCATGGATGTTTGCATCACAGCAGGCACCTGACACGCCTGTAACTGAGCCGTCGGCTTTGGATCAAGACCTCTAGAGTCACCTCCTGACTGCCAATCAAACGCTTGGGCACTAAAGACACCCCCGATGGTAGGAATCAGCGTCTCCGATTCCGCATCCAGGCGCTGCTGCCCCCCCGCATTGAGACACATGGAAATTAAATGACCATGACCGTGATTGGCATCCTGCCCACTGCATCCGTGCAAGCGACCGAAACTGGCGTCAATGGTAGGAGCAACTTCATGGCTAACTAGTGCATCACACTCTACTCTTTCGTTTCCTGTACGACTGAACGGAGCGCCGTTAGTAACTGTGGGGGCAACTCTTTGCCGCGTTTCTCTGCTCGGCGCAGGATGCCCTTGCAGGCTGTGCTGCTCAAATAGAACCGCTGCGGCACGGTGCCAATCTCCAAGATATCCGACAACGAACACACGCTTGCGTCTTTGGGCCACTCCGAAATACTGAGCGTCAAGCACCCTGTATGCGAACCCATACCCGCACTCTGCCAGCCCTCCGAGGAAGGAGCCAAAGTCCCGTCCTCCATTGGAGGACAAAACGCCGGGGACGTTCTCCCAGACCACCCAACTGGGGCGATATCGTTTAGCAATGGCAAGAAAGGTAAGCATGAGGTTGCCACGCGGGTCATCCAATCCTTTTCTAAGTCCTGCGACTGAGAATGATTGACAGGGTGTTCCTCCGCAAAGAACATTGATAGTTGCATCAGGCCACTCCTTGAACTCGGTCATGTCCCCAAAAATTGGGACGCTTGGATAGTGATGTTTTAACACCGCACACGGGAAGGGTTCTATCTCGCTGAACCCAACTGCTTCCCAGCCAATAGGATTCCAGGCAACACTTGCCGCCTCAATACCGGAACAAACAGATAGAAACTTCATCGCTTCCCCTTCAGGTACTTGATAAGCCCAGCACGTACATGCTTCTCAAACACCGGCCCAGGCGGCTCAGGCATCCCGTCTATCAGTCCACGCGGCCAGACGCCAAACTTCTCCCGGTAGACATGCGCTCCACGCCCACTGGACCAGCCGTTAAATTTAATCTTCCACTGAATCTGATTCCACCACTTCTGCTTGTCGTCGCGTGACATCGAACCCAGTTCTTCCATCGTGCCTGGAACGGACTGCACCAAACTTTTACGCTCACGCACATGCCCGCAGTTGGAACAGGTATCAGAACCACGCGGCCAAAGAGCACCACAGGCAGGACACTTGGACTCCTTCTTCTCCTTCTCGTCTGGCTCTTTCTTTGCCTTCTCCTTGCCGTCGTCTAACTCAGACACGCCATTCTCAAATACATCCTCCCAATCATCGCGGAAGCGTAAGTAATTACCTGAGTGGTCAAGCCACAACCCAAACTCTTTTCCAGGGTATGTTCTCATTACCCTCCCCATCTGTTGAATGTGGGAAGATAATGATTTAGTGAATGGCCGCGCAGATACACCAATCCTTACTGCTGGACTATCGAATCCCTTGGTAAGAATATCCGTGGCAATCAACCCAATAATATCTGAGTCTGGTTTATTAAAGTCTTCGATCACATCCTTCTTGAATTGATCATCGTCTTTGTAGGATATAGATACAAAGTTATATCCCTGCTCACGGAACTTGGCCTGGAGATCGACGCCATGATCTACACCAGCACAGAACACGATAGTCTTCTCTGGCTTGCCAAATATTTCATGCGTTTTCTTGATCCACTCAGCAACGATGTCACCAGTAATCTTCTTGCCGCGTGACGTAGCTTCTGCCTGACTCCATTCTCCAGCTACCTTTTTCGCTCCGGTCATGTCAATCTCTTTTGAGATGAACACACGCAGAGGAACAAGAGAGCCAGCATCCACCAGTTTCTTGGTGGTGATTGGAGAGACTACATTGGAATATGTAGACCCCAATCCTTTGGTGAATGGTGTGGCTGTAAGGCCCACAACCTTGATGTTCGGATTGTTCTTGATGAACTCTACCGTCTGGGTGCGGGACTGATGGCATTCATCGACGATGAGGAGGGATAGGCCAGGGAATGATCCCCGCTTCTCAATCGTCTGGGCCGAGCAGACCTGTATCAATTCTGACGGTCTGTATCTCCAGTGCCCTGACTGCAGAACACCGTGGTCGATAGAGTACTTGTCTAGCCGCTGGGATGTTTGATCGCACAGGACGATCCGATCCAGCAGCATGGCCGCACGGGTGCCTTTCTTTCGGCAGGCTTCCAGCAGTGCGATGGCACATTCTGTTTTTCCCCCTCCTGTAGCTAGGTACAGAAGCTGGGACCGATGGCCGTCTTTGAATCCTTCTCTCAGCATATCCAATGCCGAGAGTTGATAGTCTCTCAGTTGAAGCATGTTTTCTCCGCTGCCAGCACTATCCCGCTGGCGTGGGCTTGAAACTACTCGTAGATCCCGCGAATGTTTTGTTCTTCATTCTGTGGTTTTTCACCATAGATGAAGTCCATTAGTTCACGAATCTCTTGCCTGCCGTAGCCGATGGCGTATTTCGGAAGGGTGCATTGGTGTTTATGGTGAAATTGCTGCTCCACAAACCGGGCGACTTCTTCTCGTGTTTTCATTCACGCTTCTTCCTTCTTGAGCTTGCGCTGCAGGGATGCGATGGTTTTCTTCATCTCTGCGTTCTCGCGCTGGAAGGTGTCACGAGAAATCTTCAGACTCTGGTTCTCGATCTCCAAAATCCTGATCTGCTCTCTTAATTCTTCAATGGTCTCCGTTGCAGCTAACTTTTCTTCAGGTGTGGCGTCCATCGTGTGAACTGCCAGCCGGTCAGCAAGGCGCTGGTTCTCTGCCACCAGTTCCGCCACAACCTCATCTTGCTGACTGACAATATTGTCAAGCGGCTCCTCAACCACGGTGTCCAGCTTGACGGGCTTGGCCTTCTTCGGAGCATTAAAATTAACACTGCTGACCTTCGCCCCGCCGTCCATCTCCTGCTTCACGGCCAGGACAAGCTGGGGACTCACTCCACAGATGCGGGCCATCTCGTTGACGCTGTACTCGCCCCACTCAAAGTCATCCAGCAGGGTCTGCACACACTTGCGCTTGTCTGCGTTGCTGCGGCGCAGGCCGTGGTCACGGTTTGCGCCCAGGCTGTAGAGGATGGCATCGCGCAGGGTTCCCGTCCGAACGTCAGCTTGGATGCTAGTCTTGCCCAGGCGCTTGATGGCATGGAGGCGGTGGAATCCATCGGCTAGGTAGTAGTCCACACCGTCAAAGTAGACCACTGCAGGCGGGAAGGTGTCGCCCGCTGCCATCGCCTCCGCGTAGTCGGTGACAGTCTCCTCGCTGATCTGCGCTCGGGACTGAGTGCCCTTGTCAATGATGATTGATTGGATGTTGATGGCTTTCATGGTGTTCAAAAATTGGGCCGAAGGCGTGCGGCCTGTTCACGTTAGGTGCTCAATACTCCACGCCGCCGAGAAGGAACTCGTAACCGCATCCCTCGCACGTCACCTCCCACCCAGTCAGCTTGTCCCACTCGTTGGTGAAGATGCGGCGCGCAATTTCGTACTCAACGTCGTGCAGCCCGCTTGCCAAATTGTTGCTTAGTTCGCACTTCGGGCAATCAACATACAGGCCCCAATCAAGCAGCGCGGTAGGTTTGTGCGCTTCGGTATCAGCGCCTAGCGTTGCTTGGTCATTCATTGCTTCTCCTTGATAATTTTTGCGTCCTCTACATCAGAGGGCCGCTTGAGGGCCGCCTCGCACAAACGGCGGAACACTTCACTGGGAACTGCTACCTGGGGCACCACCGTGCTGTGTTGGTACAGCGCGGCGATGAGATGCCTCATCTGCTCGTTCATTGTCTGCTCCTGTCTCCTGGATGCAACTGGTACAACTACCTACTTGTCATCAGGTAGGATCAGTGTATCATCCGTTCCTCGGAGGTGCAACATGAACGAACTGATTGATGAGAACCGTGCTCTGCGTAAGCGCATCGCTGTGCTGGAGGCGCACATCCACGGGGGCATCCATTGTGCGTTCTTTTGTGCGCTTCCTGAGTGTGCAAAAAATTTATCAGGAGAAACAAATGACAAAGATCCAGCTCATACGCCACGCACTGAAGCTGTGGAACGTGCCCAATGTTCCACGGGAAATCAACCGTTCTAACGCCCGCAAGTGGCTCCGTTCCGTACAACTCTTAGGTGATAAATGGCTACTCATGAAAAAGATCGAACGACTCCAGTGACCCCCTGGTTTCAGGGCACTGAGTTCCCCGTCCGCATCGGCGTGTACCAGCGGCAATACACATACGGGAAAACACCTAGTGTGCAATATTGCTACTGGAACGGCAAAGGTTGGGCGATGGGTGAACACACAGTAGAGCAGGCCATCAGGCATCGTGAGGCGTTCATGGTCGCCCCCCGTCAACATCTTCCTTGGAGAGGAGTTTTGAAGTGAACAAGCTACCTAAAGGATTGGATCAACAAGGCCGGCACCCTGAGGCAGCAGAAGCCTGCACCGAGGTTGGCATAGACGATGCCCCCGAAACGCTTGGCACCCTTGTGCTGGCAGGGGCGTTGGTTGTTGCAGTTGTTGGAGTTATTGCACTACTAGCGGGGTACTACTCATGAAAGTTGAAGTTACACATGCGTCCATCGTCAATGACATGGGTGTCGTTGCCTCAGTAGAGCTTGTTGATGATGTCACCGTCAAAGTAAACATCAATCAATATGTTGGTTGGAAAGACTGGTACGACCTGACCGACGCAGTTCGGAAGGTCATGGTATTGATGGAGGTGAAGCAATGATTGATACCGGAGGACCGGCGTTCCCGCTCATCTTTGATGACGACACCAAAAAGACCAGGGAGATTTACTCAGGCATGACCCTGCGTGATTGGTTTGCCGGGAAGGCGATGACGACCATGTTTTACCCGGCGATCATGGAGTCCATTCGCACGGACAAAGATTTGGATTGCGATCAGGTGGCTGCGTTCGCATACACGATGGCAGACGCCATGCTGAAGGAGCGAAACAAATGACTGACGACCAATTCAAAGCACTGTGCAATACCTACGGCTTCGCCCCCAGCAGGGCACTGCGGGAGATGCTGGATAAGGTGGCAGAGATGGAGCGTGAAAGCTGCGCGAAGGTGTGTGAATTGGCAGAGCCGTATCAAGCGGCTGACCTCATCCGCGCAAGGAGTAACACGTGACCCGCATTCACTACTGGTGCCCGGTGTACCGGGCTTACGTTACGGCAATTGTGCCGACTGAGGTTGCTTTTGCGATGGCGGGGTGGGTATGACCACCCTCAAACAACTTCTGTGCCGACTGCTCGGCCACAGAAACGACATCAGTTGTATCGACAAGGATTACAACTACACCCATGACCAATGCAGTCGATGCGGGGCCAAGCTGCCGATTGCATATCCGTATTTATGGAGGAAGCAATGACAACACTTCGTGAGGCAGCTACCGCTGCGCTGGAGGCGTTGGAATACAACCGCCTAGATGTCGGCAAGTTCAACCGCATCAATGCGGCGTGTCAGGCCCTCCGCGCCGCGCTGGCAGAGCCGGAATACCCGCTGGGGCAGGCATCAACGGATGTCGGCGTGCCGGTGTACGTCGTCAAGAAAGCAGAGCCGGTGCAGGAGCCGTATTGGTACGCCACCCCTGACGGCAAGTACCTCAGCAGCAACGAGGTCAGGGAGTGGATGGACCCCAAGACCAAGGCGCTTCATCTAGAACCGCCGCAGTGGCGCAAAGAGGAACTAATACCGCTTTACACACACCCACCAAAATGAAGCTCAACTGGGAAAACGTCAAGGGTGTGCTTGAGCAGTGCGGGCCGATGACCATGCGTGAGGTGGCTACGTACTTTCCGGACCATCCATATCCAAACGTAAGCAGCCTGCTCTCTGCCATGCGGCTACGGGTACAGACGAAGCAGGTTTACATCCACTCATGGACCCGTGAGGGTATCGGCAGGAAGTACCTCCGTGCTGTTTACGCACTAGGCAACAAGCGCAACGCAAGTAAGCCTCCGGTCATCAGTGACTACGAGAGGAAGAAAGCGTACCGCGAGAAGAAAAAGGTGCCGCAGGTTGTGGCTAACTCTGTCTTTAACTGGGGGCAGCAATGAATAGAGAAGACATAGAACGCATGGCACGAGAAGCCAAGGGCCATCCGTATACCAACAGGTACACGCCAGGAGAAACGGCTTTTGCTTTCTCAATTGACAGGCTTGAGCACTTCGCCTCTCTTGTTTACGCACGAGGGTTTGCAGCGGGCATGAAGAATGAAGAACAAATCACCCGCGAGGAAGTTGCCGCCGAGCGTGAGGCTTGTGCGAAGGTGTGTGAATCCGTGATGCCTAACCCGGTTAAAAATTGGTCCGATGCTCAGATTGTTAATGCGCTTAGGGACTGCACTTCCGCCATACGCGCAAGGGGGCAACATGAACAGAGATGACATCATCCGCATGGCACGGGAGGCGGGTATCCCAATTGAAACGGATTGGGCTGGCCGAGCATCTACGTTGGTCATCAAGGACGGAGGAACATATTTGCGCGGGGTTGATGACCTTGAACGCTTCGCCGCCCTTGTCGCCGCTGAGAAGGAACGGGAAATGCAGGACCGAGTTGACGCCCTGCACGCGATGTACGAGCAAGCCTGCCGACACCGTGACCAACTGATGGATGCGCAAAGAGCCACGATTGCAGCCATGAGGAGTAACACATGAGATACGAACAAGCAAAGCCTCTCGTTGAGCGGCTAATGGACATCGCCGTTTTGTACCACGGGTCACCAACGCTGCTGCGCGAAAAGATCTATACAGCAATTGAATTTCACATCCCGCATCTGGACCAAGGCTGTCTTGAGCGTGGGTGCGTTTGTTATGACATCAATGATCAATGAGGGGAAGAATGAAAGCCGAGCAGATCTTTGAACTCGCACTTCAGTACGGTGCAGAACAACCCGGCATCACGTTTGATTCCGAAGCACTGCTGCGCTACACGCGCAAGGTGCAGGAGATGGAGCGTGAGGCGTGTATTGAGTTGACTGATAGCAGATGCCAATGCGGCGGGCTAATTCAATCAAGGGGCCAGCAATGAACTACCAACCTCAAGACTTCGCCCGCTGTGCGGGTAACCCCGCCTTCGGCTATTGCAAGAACTGCTTGCGAAGCAACGCCCCCGTGCACCCTGACGCGACACGCAGTGTCTGGCTTGGTGTTTGGGTTATGGAAGATGAACGCTGCCCTAGCTTTGTTGATCTTGAAATGACAGAGCATCAAAAGAAAATGGAACTTGAAGCAGCCAAACGTAAAGAGTTTGCTGCGCAACCAACATCACGTCACCTTTGGTGGAGATGAAGGAGGATGTTTAGATGCCCCGAGTGCAACGTGTGGACAGAAGTGCTGGACACGCGGCTGAAGTCAGATGGATCGCGCCGCCGTCGTTATCAATGTGCGAACCTGCACAAATTTTGGACCGAGGAACGGATCGTCCCTGGCCCTTCCTCTACTCGTACAAAGAAGGAGGATGTGTTGTCAACACTGCCCCACATAAGTCCGCTTATGCCCAGGCTGCAGAAGTAGGAGTTGCAATATTGTGAGCGCGAACGACAAACAAGTTGGCGGTCAACATTACTCCGCCAAAGCAATCCAGCCTTGGGACTACATAACTTCCAACAACCTCGGCTATCTTGAGGGAAATATTGTGAAGTACGTTAGCCGCTGGAAAGACAAGAATGGCGTTGAGGATTTACTCAAGGCCAAGCATTACCTTGAGAAGCTGATTGAACTTCAGCAGTAAAAAAAAGAGCCCCGGACACCCAGGGCTCAACGAGTTTGCACTCGATCAGGAGAAACCCAACTGCACCTCAGTTGGCGCACCCATACTACACACACCGCTTCAAGATGTCCAGCGCTTCATGTTCTGAGTTGACGATGTGCAAATTTGTACCGGGCCATTCGTCATGGAACTTCTGCTCCGCTGGCGTCAGTGTCCTGGCTGATGGCGGTTTGTCGCCATCCTTCACCTCAAGCAGCAGGGTATACCCTCTGTAGTAGACCAGTAGATCGAAGGCCCCAGCGTCATTGATCTGCTTGACATAAGCACCGCAAGCCTTCAAGGCGTCGATCACTTTTCGTTCGTTGGCATCACGGCGCGCAACGAGTCTCATGGTTTACCCCTAGTTGACATACCTGCTACATTGATGTCCAATACACCACACAGGAGAAAGACATGCACCTAGATTCCAAAGATGTTGAGGCGTACTTGGAGCAGCAAGCTCGGAAGTACCACAAAGGTTACGCCACTGACACACCAGCAAACCAGATGGCCGCTAAGTATGGCGCAGCCGTGTCGGTGATCTGGCTGCTCATTATGGATCTTGATCCTGATGTCAAAGCCAAGCACATCAAGAAGATGAAGGTGAAGGCATGAAGATCACCAACAACCACAACCTGCCGGAGTCGGTGCTGAATGCACTGCACCGTCCGACGTACACCAAAGGTGATGCGCATATTTCATGCACAGAACTTCTGAACAGTCCGCGTATTGTTCAGTTGAAGCGCAAGCACTGGGACGATGTTGAACAAGACGCCAGCGAGATGGTGTGGCAACTGTTTGGCTCGGCCATTCATCATGTCTTGGAGCATGGCAAGGGCGAAAACCACATCATTGAAGAGCGTCTGTTCGCAGAGTTCTCGGGCTGGGTTCTGTCTGGTGCCATTGATCTGCAGACCGTGACGCCTGACGGGCTTGAGATCAGCGACTACAAAACCACGAGCGCCTACTCCGTGATGAACGAGAAGGCCGACTGGACGTATCAGCTAAATATTTACGCTCATCTTGTAGAGACGGTGAAGAAGATCCCCGTCACTGGCTTGTCCATCGTGGCGATCATCCGCGACTGGTCCGCCCGAGAAGCCAAGAAGGAGACTTATCCACAGGCTCCCATCGTGACCATTCCGATCACTCTCTGGCCCGCAGAAGATCGTGAGCAGTTTATCCAGTCCCGTCTTAACGCTCATGCATCCGCGATGTTTGAGGCAGATACGGAAGGCACTCTTCCTGAATGCACGCCGGAAGAGATGTGGGAGCGGCCTAGTGCGTGGGCCATCAAGAAAGAAGGCGGCGTCAGGGCTAAGTCTGTTCACTCCTCGAAAGAGGAAGCAGAACTAAACCTGACCAAAGGTTACTTCATAGAGCATCGCCCAGGCGAACGGGTGAGGTGCGCGAACTACTGTCAGGTCGCGCCTTGGTGTTCGCAATATCAATCTTTTAAGGAGAAGCAAAGTGCTGATCAATCTGAATGAAACCGAAGTGAAGTTCACCCTGTACGCAGTGCGTGAGATGGC